GCAGGTGGAGAGTTTGGCATTATATTCCTAGAGAAATCTATTGTAAGAATGTCTTACATTGGTTCTCCATTATTTTTCCAGTTTGATACCATTGCTAGAAACATTGGTTGTGTGACCAGTGGTTCTATTGCACAGTATGGTGCGTTATCATTCTTCCTATCAGAAGATGGATTCTATAGCACAGATGGTAATGTCATTACACCAATAGGCACACAAAAGGTAGACAAGTATTTCTACGAACATTTGCAAGCAAGTAATTTAGAAACCATGAGTGCTGCGATTGACCCAGTAAATAAGTTAGTGGTATGGAACTATCCTAAAGCAACAAGTGGTCGTGAACTACTTATTTACAGTTGGGAACTACAACGATGGACAAGAGTAGAAACAGATGTTAATTATGTGTCTTACTCTGCAACTTCTTCTATTACACTAGAAGCATTAGATGCGTTTGGTACAGTTGATACTTTGCCTGCATCTATGGATAGTAATGTGTGGATTGGCGGTTTAACAACACTTAAAGGTGTGCGTGGTACTAACATTATTTCATTTAGCGGTCCAAATGCTACAGCAGAAATAGTCACACCTGATATAGAAGCTGGTAACAACTCTATTGTGACTTTAGCTAGACCACAAATAGATAAAGGTTCATCTACTGTCAAAGTAGCATCTCGTAAAGAGTTAAACGATACAATTACATTTAGTGCAAGTGCGACTACATCATCTGAAGGTCGTGCTAGTTTAAGAAGTTCTGGTCGATTTCATAGACTATCTGTAACACCAACAGGATCATGGACAACAGCTATAGGAGTGGATGTAGACATCACACCTAGAGGAACTCGATAATGGCAAGAATGTATCGTAAACTACCCTTTCAAGGTGGTGATCCTAGAACTGTTGCAGAAGTAGTTAATAACCTTGTTGAAGGTAAATCTAACAACACAGGTGAGTTTGATTTAGCAACAGGGGGGGCAACAACAACAACTATTTATAATGAGCGTATAGGTTTTGATTCTGTTATTTTGTTTGCTCCATTGACTTTAAGTGCCGCAGCTACAAATGCTTATCCTTATGGAACATTTGAAGAAAGAGCAGATATAACTTTTGCAACTGCTAACACACCACAAATATTAGATTTATCAGAATCTGAATATACAGTAGGTATGTCATTAGCAAGTAATCGTATCACAGTCAGTTATGCAGGTATTTATGATTTAGATGTATCTGCTTTATTTGTAAATACTGATGTTCAAATCCATGAATCATATATTTGGGTTAGGGTAAATGGAACAGATGTGCCACATTCTGCAACAAAATTTAGTGTGGTAGAAAGTCATGGTGGTGTAGATGGATATATGCCTGTTAATATTAATCACCCATTAGAACTAGATGCTAATGATTATGTTGAAGTTGTTGCAGCAGTAGATAATACAGGTATTTATTTAGAAAATTATGTAGCACAAACAACACCTTTTGTAAGACCTGCAATTCCTGCATTAATGGTTAATTTACAAATGATAGACCCATCACAAACAACAGGGTCAGCACATGAGTTATATGTAAGCGATAAACAAAAAGGACAAGCAACGGTAACACATTTACCTAATAGCGTGTCGAATAAAACATATGGATATGTTATAATAGGGTAGTATATTTCTAGGATTTCTCTCATGGAAAAAAACCTATTTGTAGTACCTACTAATCATATTCATCAATTCTGGAGTCTAGCAGCACCTCACTTACAAAAAGCAATAGATGTAAGTTCTGGTGAGTTTACGATAGACCAATTAAAACAATTTGTAGCACAAGGACAGTCAGACTTACTGCTTGTGTTAGATGAAGAACATCAATGTCACTGTGCATTTACAGTGCAATGGATTAACTATCCTAATGACAGAGTTGCCTACATTACTTATATCGGTGGAGTTACTAATAAGAAATGTTGGGAACAATTCTGTACATGGGTAAGAAACAACGGTGGAACAAAGATACAAGGTTCTACCAAACTAGATGGTATCGTCAGATTATGGCGGATCAAATGGGGTATGCAACCTAAATATACACTAATGGAGCTTAAATTATGACCTTTTTAACAATTTTTAAAACTTTATTTGGACTAAATCCAGATGCGTTTACCTTTTATGGTGGTGGTGGAGGTGGCGGCAAATCAGAATCTACAACGCAACAACAGTTAGATCCTACTGTTCGGCCTTTCGTTGAGTATGGCCTTCAGGAATCAAAGGCACTCTATCAAACACCTGGCCCTGCATATTACCCATATCAAACATATGTATCACCATCTGCTCAAACACAACAAGCATTACAAGCAGCACAAAACAGAGCAACAGCAGGATCTCCATTAGTGCCTGCGGCTCAACAACAATTACAAAATACAATACAAGGTCAATTTTTAGGTAATAACCCATTCTTGCAACAAGCTATGTCAGGAGCAGCTGCTCAAGCTACTCAAGCATATCAAGATGCAATACAGGGAACTCGTAGCGGTGCTGCACAGGCAGGACGTTATGGATCAACAGCAATGTTTGACCAACAATCAAGAGCACAACAAAATCTTGCAAATGCTCTTGCTCAAGAAGCAGGCCGCCTGATGTATCAGAACTATGGACAGGAAAGACAGGCACAGCAACAAGCAATAGAACAAGCACCTGAAATGGCAGCTTCTGATTATTTTGATATTCAACAATTACAAAATATTGGGCAGACAGCAGAGGATTACCAGCAACGTGCATTAGATGCTGATATTTCAAGATACGAATATCAACAAAACTTACCATATACCAAACTACAAAATTTCTTATCAGCAGCTTATGGTGCACCTATGGGTCAAGTTACAACAAGTTCATCTTCAGGAGGTGGTAAATAATGTGGCAAAATTTTATTATTCCTGCAATACTTAATGCACCTCAACTTATGCGAGGTGATATTGGTGGTTATGCAAAAAACACTGCATTTCAAGGCGGTATAAATATGGGTGTTGGTAATGCTTTTCCTAATTTTAATGTTGGTGGAACAGCACCTGTTGCTAATAACATTAATCCTGCATTAATTGGGCCAACATCAACAATGCAAGGTGTAACTTCAAATGTAACTAGCAACGCACTTAGTCAAGGCGGTATGAATTTAAACCAAAATTTAACATCTAATGTTGGAATTCAGCCATTAGCTAACAGAGCATACATGAACCCAGCATTAGTTAGCCAACAAAATCTTGGTCAGCAAATGACTCCTGCATATCGCAACATTAACCCTGCATTAGTTTCTAATCAAGCTGCATTAGAAGCTTACAAAGAAAACGTACCATATGTAGATCAGTTAGTTGAAAAATATAGACCACGTTTTGAAGATGTAAAACAAGGTGTATCTGAAGATTATACTGGTGGCGGTTATTCTAAATCATTAGCAGATACAGCATTAGATTATGGAAAACAAGGTTTACAATTTGTAAAAGATAATCCTATGCTTGTAGGTTTAGGTGGATTAGCTTTATACAGAGGTATGAACCCACCACAAACACAACAAATATCACAAGCACCATTAGGCCCACAACTTGGTGGAAAACAAGTTTCCATTGGTGCTCCATTACAAATACAAAGATCAAATAGAAGAAGGGTATAATCATGGCAGTAATAAATCCATTCTTAACTCCTGACTTATCAACCGTAGGTGTTGATCCAACTATTGCACAAGCAATATCAGATGCAACTACAAAACAAGGAACAACAGCTGCACTTGCAGGATTGGCTTTTGGGCAAGATTTGCCACAAGCTTATGGGTCAGGTATAAATGCAGCTAATAGAACGCAAAGTTTATATTTAGATCAGCTATATAGAAACGCATTGTCACAAAATAGAAGTAAACCATTTGCTGATATTCAGGCCATGAATTACACACCTGAATCTATTAGAGCATTTCAAGCATCAAGAACACCAACAGGTTTATATGATTATTCTTTGCTTCAAAAAGCTATTGATCCATTTGTTGCAGCAACTGATACCAATGAAATTGCATTTAGTATGTATGATAAACCTTTTAGAAATCTAACTACAGATGAAAGACAAAAGGTATTAACTCAACAACAACTTTATAAAAGAGAATTGCAAGTAGCTAGTGCAGGTGAAACTTCATTCTTAAAAGAAAGTGGAAAACTAGAAGCTGAATACCAAGGCAACATGATTAACAAAGCCATGCCTGAAGCTAGACGTAATGTAACAGAAT